AGGATGCAATTATGATTGATGCAGAGTTTATTAAATGGCTGGTACAAGATTTCGGCATGGTGGCGGTGGTGATTGTATTGGGGGCAATGGTGGCTAGTAAGTGGCTGGAGTACCTGAGACAACAAGCAAATGCAGACATTTTGCAACAAAAAGCATACGACAAACAAAAGACGGATGATAGCAGGGCGTGGTTGGAGTTGATTAGCGGGTTGAAAATATCCATCGACGGGCAAAATATGATTATCATCCAAGCCCAACAGACGACTCAAGACCGTGATATTGTGACTATGGCTTATCAAAATACATCAACCAATGCTTTAACTGAGTTGGTGATTGGGACAAAAAAATTGGCTTCGATGCCTGAGGGTCTTCGGCGGGCGAATGAGGCGCTAAGCAACATTCAGAAGATGCAGTTTGTTAGTCATGAGGATGATGTCAAAAGCGATTTAGAGGTTAAACTCCAATTGGAGAAAACGGATAAGGCGATTGGGGCGATGCAGGTGGAAGTCAGACGGCTGGCGGTGGCAATGGAGAAATTGCCGTCTACCCTGCAAAACACGATTGCGCCATTGGTGGGGATGATGCAATCGGCTTTAGCCACGGCACAATCGGGGTTGGATGATATGCCGTTGGTTCAGTTGGAGGATGGGGTGGATGCGCTCACGCCTGTGATGGTGGTAGATACCAGTTATGCGTCCTCGAATGGGGATTCACCTCCTCCATTGCATGAAGAGGATGAATCTGATGGCTGATTGGCAGAATCGGATTGTTGGGTATCGGGTGGTGAAGGCGAGTGAGTTGGCACCCAATGAGCATAATTGGCGTAAGCATCCGACACGGCAAAAGACGGCGTTGGCGCAGGTGCTGGATAAGGTTGGGTGGGTGGATACGGTTTTATACAATATCAGGACGGGGCGATTGATTGATGGACATTTGAGACAATCATTAGACCCTAACGCTGATGTGCCTGTGTTGGATGTGGATTTGAGTGAAGAAGAAGAACGGCTGATATTGGCAACGCTTGACCCGATTGGAGCAATGGCGAAGACGGATCGGGAAGTGCTAGGGGCGTTGTTGGAGGGGTTACAAAAAGATGATGAGGCACTGGCGGATTTGTTGCAGGTGGTGGCGCGGGATAATTATATGCAATTGGGGCTAAATGATGATGTTGGCGATGTTGCGCCACAGGTGGATAGAGCCAAAGACTTACAAGTTGAATGGCAGACGGCGCGGGGGCAAGTGTGGCTGGTGGATGGTAAGCATCGGGTGATGTGTGGGGATAGCACCAGTGGGGAAGATGTGGCGATTTTGATGCAGGGCGCAAAAGCGGATTTGTTGGTGACCGACCCTCCGTATGGGGTCAATTATGACCCCCAATGGCGAAAAGCATATCACGATTTGCATGGGCACACGGCAAGGGGTAAAACGATCGTCAATGACGATAATTTTTTATGGATGGAGGCACTAACCCAAAGTGCTGATTATTGGGATGTTGGCTATGTGTGGGTAGCTTCTTGGTATGCGGGATTTGTGCAAACGGTGTTAGAGGACGCGGGGTATGGGCTGAAATATCTCATTATTTGGGCTAAAGACGAAGCAATTATGGGGCGGGGTGATTATCACTGGAGACATGAGCCGTGTCTGTATGTGGTTAAGGATGGTTGTAAGCATAATTGGCAGGGGGCGCGTGACCAAAATACGGTGTGGAATATTCCAACTATCCATAGTTTCGCAATGGGGGCTAACGTGGCTGAAGGGGAATTAACTGGGCATGGCAACCAAAAGCCGATAGAGTGCATGAAGCGTCCGATCCAAAACAATAGCGCGGTTGGTCAAAAGGTATTGGATTTGTTTTTGGGCAGTGGAACGACTTTAATCGCGTGCGCTCAGACGGGGCGGGTGTGTTATGGGATGGAGATAGCGCCTGAATATGTGGCGGTCATTTTGCAGAGGGCGAAGGATGCGGGGATGAACTGCGAAAAAATAGGATGGTAGAATGGACGTTATACGAAGTTTCGTATAGTGATACCTTAACGGGTAAAAACAGGGTTGGGAATAGACGAAAGTAGACACTATAGCATGGCACACAAAACGCAGAGATTCGCCAAAAGCACCATTAAACAGGCATTGGAGACGGCACGGGGGAATGTGACTTTGTGTGCCGAGGTGTTGGGTGTGACACGACAAACGGTGTATAGCTATATGAAGCGGTATCCTGATTTGGTGGCGGTACGCGAAGATGCTACGAATTATGTGTTGGATATTGCAGAGGCGCATATCGAGAAGATGGTTATCAGTGGGGATATGGATGCAATCAAATTTTATCTGAGGACTAAAGGGCGGGTAAGGGGCTATATGACCAGTGGGCAAATTGAGCATAAAGGCAATGAGGATGACCCAATCATTATTAAAGTGGTGAGGGGTTAGTCATGCCTGAGATGGTGGTTGTATTACCTACATTGCACAGGGGTCAAGCGCCAGTGGTGGCGAACGGGGCGCGGTTTAAGGTGGTTTGTTGCGGACGGCGATGGGGTAAAACCACGTTGGCAACGGATGAACTGGTGAATCGGATGTTGGATGGTGGGCAGGTTGCCTATTTAGCCCCAACCTATAAGATGTTGGCTCACGTGTGGCGAGAGATTAAAGCCGTAACGGGTGTGCGTGGTGGCGGGGCGGCATTGGTATCATACAAGAATGAGACGTTGCACCGATTGGAATTGGTGACAGGTGGCGCGATGGATTGCTGGTCGCTGGATAGCGGGGATACGATTCGCGGGCAATCTTATGATTTTGTGGTGGTGGATGAGGCGGCGTTTATGCCTGACTTGGTGACGTTTTGGGATAATGTGATGCGCCCTTTGTTGGCAGACCGCAAAGGGGGGGCAATGTTTTGTAGTACACCAAAAGGGTTTAACGGATTTTACAGCCTGTGGGCGCGGGGTGGGGTGGTAGATGGTTGGGCAAGCTGGCAATATCCAACAGTCACTAATCCATTGATGGATGTGGATGAATTGATGGAAATTGAGGCAACCGCCACCACGCAGACATGGCAACAAGAATATTTGGCGGAATTTGTGGCGGATGCGGGTGGCGTGTTTAGAGGGGTGAAAAATGTAACGACATCTACGCCTCAATCGCCTTATACAGGAACGTTTGTGGTGGGGGTGGATTGGGGCAAAAGTAACGATTTTACGGCGATATCAGTTATGGATGAGGAAACTGGCATAGAGGTGTATTTTGACCGATTTAACATGATAAGCTGGGAATTGCAACGAGGACGGTTAAAAGCGATTTGTGACCAGTGGAAGCCACGTTTGATTTTGGCAGAGGCGAATAGCATTGGTGAGCCTAACATTGAGGCATTGGCTGGTGAGGGGTTGCCAATCGAAGGGTTTATGACCACTGCCTCATCCAAAGCGCCGCTGATAGACGGGTTGGCGTTGGCAATTGAGCGGGGCGCAATCGGCTTGATTGATGACCAACAAGCCACGGCGGAATTAATGGCTTATACGATGGAGCGCATGGCGGGCGGGGGGTGGCGGTACGGGGCACCGCAAGGGGCGCACGATGACAGTGTGATAGCGAGGGCGTTGGCGTGGCGGGCGTGCGGAATGCGTCCTAATACGATGGAGATACAACGCGAAAATCTGATAACAAGACGGCGTTAAAATTGGTTGGTAGAAAGAACATTATAGGAGGGCAATATGCCTGCGATAGACGATGTGAATAAGTGGGATTCGGCAGAAATGCGAAAGTTAGCCGATGCAGAAATTGGGTCACGGTTGGCAGAGATTGGCAAACGAAGAGGCTACTACGAGGGGATGTTCCCCCCGCCACTGGTGGATACGCATGATAATGTGGTGATTAATTTATGCCGCCAAGTAATTGACGAAACGGCGGCATTCTTATCACCCAATATGCCGTCTATTGAGCTAGATAGTGATGGAGGGGTGACAAATACCAATGAGGCGATGCTTAGCAATGTATGGATGGATAGCGGGGGGGCGAGGCTTGTTAATCAAATGGCGGTGGGGGGTGGGATTGCTGGACATGTGTTTGTGCGGGTGGTGGTACAACCTGATGGGCGTGTGCGGGTAATTAATTTGAATGCCCAACATGTTATTCGGTGGTGGCTGGCAAGTGACCATCTGATTACAATGGGGTATGAAATTCGGTGGCGCAATGGCACGACTGAGTAT